ACCTCTTAAACGATGAGCTCAGTATGGACAGGAGCACAGAGGAAATCCGCATCGCGCCGGTGATCATCGGCAGTAAGCGAGCCGGGGTGTTTCAGACAATCCTCGGGGTTGCCCTTGTCGCTGTTGCCGCGTTCGTCACGGGAGGCGCCGCGATCGGGATTGGTGGTACCGCTTTCGCTGGTGGATGGGGCGCTGTGGCGGGGATTGGGGCATCAATGGCGATTGGCGGCGTAGTCCAGATGCTATCTCCACAGACAACCGGACTCGCCAGTAAGCAATCTGCGGATAACCAAGCCAGTTATGCCTTTGGTGGAGTAACAAATACGACAGCCCAGGGGAATCCGGTACCACTTTTGTATGGTAAGCGTCGCATCGGTGGTGCGATCATTTCTGCTGGCATTTATGTTGACGATCAGCAGTAGCTATAGTGCCAAGCTAAGTGTATCTTCTTGAAAGAACGCATTATATGAGTGGAAATGCTTATGGATGGTTATGCAATAGACTTTCAAGATTTGCTTGGAATAAGAAAATTAAACGAGCCTGGTTTGGACAGGAGGGCGTTCACAAACTGGGCAGAAAACCAGATTGCTGCCGGCATTGAGTCTTCAAATCTTTTGATTTTGGCATCTTTGGGATTAGATAAGGAAATCTCAAAAGATGAGGTGTTTCGCTATTTTGATGGCTACGTTGAAGAAATTGGAGAAGTGATGCCAACTGAACGAGTAGCGTTAATATTGTCACTACGACTAACATTCAAAAAGCTCGCCTATTCTGAACTTGAGGATGATGTCTGGAGTGAATTAACTAGAACTTTTGTTCGGTGGTATGACTTACCAAATGGCCTTTTAAATAGAGTAATGACATACTGGAGCGCATTGCATGATGATTTCATTAATAATTATGAATATGAGGTTGGATATTATTATCTGAACTATCAGCGACACGGTGACATTCCTCGCTCGAAACAATTAGAGTACGTTCGTAATTGTGCAATTCGCTTTCTCCGCATTTTCGATGAACACTACTATTTTGGTTTGCTAATCAAATAATATTTAATTCAACATCGTTCTGGTTATGGCCACCTCCGGGTGGCTTTTTTATGGACCAAATATGGCAACTGCAATCGCTATAAAAGGCCGCAAGGGCGGCAGCTCCAGTTCCCGCACCCCTACCGAACAGCCTGATGATCTGCAATCTGTAGCAAAGGCAAAAATCCTCGTTGCACTGGGGGAGGGTGAATTTGCAGGGCAGCTGACGGCGAAAGATATCTACCTGGACGGAACGGCTCTGGAGAATGCTGACGGCTCTCAAAACTTCAGCGGCGTTACGTGGGAATTTCGCGCGGGTACTCAGGCGCAAAAATATATTCAGGGCATACCCGGTACCGAAAACGAAATCAACGTGGGAACTGAGGTATCGAGCGCTACAGCGTGGACGCGCACGTTTACCAATACGCAGCTTTCAGCTGTTCGCCTGCGCCTGAAATGGCCTTCGCTTTTCAAGCAGGAGGACGACGGCGATCTGGTCGGTTACTCGGTTAATTATGCGATTGACCTGCGGACGGACGGCGGCACATGGCAGACGGTACTCAATACCAGCGTGACCGGCAAAACGACTTCAGGTTACGAGCGCAGCCACCGTATTGATTTACCTCAGGCTGGCAGTACCTGGACAATCCGACTGCGTAAGATTACGTCTGATGCCAACAGTGCGAAGATCGGCGACACGATGATGCTGCAGAGCTTCACCGAGGTAATTGACGCCAAATTACGCTATCCAAACACAGCGCTGCTTTATATCGAATTCGATTCCAGCCAGTTTAACGGCTCTATCCCGCAGATCTCCTGCGAGCCCCGCGGCCGCGTTATCCGCGTTCCGGATACTTACGACCCCGAAACCCGCACTTATAGCGGTACGTGGGCTGGGACATTTAAATGGGCCTGGACCGATAACCCTGCATGGATTTTCTACGACCTGGTGGTTAGCGACCGTTTCGGACTTGGGGATCGTCTTACAACGGCCAACATAGATAAATGGACGCTCTACCAGGTTGCGCAGTATTGCGATCAAATGGTACCGGATGGCAAAGGCGGAAGTGGTACCGAACCACGTTATACCTGCAACGTCTACATTCAGGAACGCAACGACGCTTATACGGTCCTGCGTGATTTTGCTGCCATCTTCCGTGGGATGACCTACTGGGGCGACGACCAGATTGTGGCGCTGGCGGACATGCCGAGAGATGTCGATTTTACATACACGCATGCGAACGTTATTGATGGGCGCTTTACCTACTCCAGCAGCACCACAAAGAACCGTTACACCAATGCGCTGGTGTCCTGGTCTGATCCTGATAACGCTTATTCTGATGCGATGGAGCCTGTTTTTGAGCAGGCGCTGGTTGCGCGTTATGGGTTTAATCAACTTGAGATAACTGCGATCGGCTGTACCCGTCAGTCAGAAGCGAATCGGAAAGGGCGATGGGGGATCCTCACCAACAACAAAGATCGCGTTGTTACTTTCAATGTAGGGGAAGATGGCAACATTCCGCAGCCTGGCTATGTAATCGCTGTAGCGGACCGAAATCTCTCCGGGCGCGACCTGGGCGGCCGTATCTCTGCGGTGAATGGTCGCGTGCTGACGCTGGACAGGGCGCCGGATGCTTCGGCAGCCGACAGGATGATTGTCAATCTTCCATCGGGTGTTTCACAGTCACGGACCATTCAGTCGATAACGGGCAATAAAGTGACCGTTACGACTGCTTACAGCGAAACGCCAGTAGTTGAGGCCGTATGGGTCATTGAGTCTGATGAGCTCTACGCACAGCAGTATCGTGTTATTACGGTAACTGATAATAATGACGGCACGTTCACTATCGTCTGTGCAAATCACGATCCGGACAAATTCGATCGCATTGATACCGGAGCCATCATTGACCAGCGGCCGGTGAGCGTGATCCCGCCGGGCAACCAGTCGCCACCTGCGAACATCGTGATCAGCTCGTTTTCTGTGGTGCAGCAAAATATCAGCGTCGAAACAATGCGCGTGAGTTGGGACCAAGCGCAGAACGCTATCGCCTATGAAGCGCAATGGCGCCGCAACGACGGTAACTGGGTTAACGTGCCGCGCAGCTCCACCACGTCATTCGACGTCCCCGGGATTTATGCCGGGCGCTACCTGGTGCGCGTGCGCGCAATTAATGCCGCAGAAATTTCATCCGGATGGGGCTATTCAGAAGAGAAAACGCTGACGGGTAAAGTGGGCAACCCACCGAAGCCGGTTGGCTTCATCGCTTCTGAAAACGTGGTATTCGGTATCGAGCTGAACTGGGGATTCCCGGCGAATACCGACGACACGCTGAAGACGGAAATTCAGTATAGCCTGACCGGTGCCGAGGACGATGCGATGCTGCTGGCCGATGTGCCTTACCCGCAGCGCAAATATCAGCAGATGGGCCTTAAGGCTGGGCAGATTTTCTGGTACCGCGCGCAGCTGGTGGACCGCAGCGGCAACGAATCAGGGTACACAGAATGGGTGCGCGGTCAGGCCAGCATAGATGTTTCCGACATCACAGATGTGATTCTTGAGGAAATTAAAGACTCCGATACGTTCAAAGACCTGATCGAGAACGCGGTGGACAGCAATGAAAAAATTGCTGGCATGGCTGACGACATCAAACAGGCCAACGATGAACTTGAGCAGCAGGCGCTGGCCATCAAAGAAAATGCTGACGGGCTGGCCCAGGCCGAAGTGAAGATTGATGAAATTTCTGTCTCTATGCACGGCATGACGGGCGGGGTGAAGAACTCAGCTATCGCCATTATCCAGAACGGTCTGGCGCAGGTTGCCACACGCAAAAGGCTATCCGCAACGGTCACCGGTAACAGTGCGCAGCTGGATCGTATTGATGAGGTAATCGTTAACGAGAAGGAGGCAACAGCGCGCTCGCTGCTGAGCCTGCAGACGGACGTTAACGGCAACAAAGCATCTATCAACAACCTGAATCAGACGTTCTCGGATTACCAGCAGGCTATGGCCACGCAGGTAAACAGCATCACGGCGACCGTTAATGGCCACACTTCTGCGATCACCACCAATGCGCAGGCCATTGCGAACGTCAACGGCGACCTGAAGGCGATGTACAGCATTAAGGTTGGGTTATCCAGCAACGGCCAGTATTACGCGGCGGGGATGGGGATCGGCGTGGAGAATACGCCATCCGGGATGCAGTCGCAGGTTATCTTCCTGGCTGACCGCTTCGCGGTAACGCACCAGGCAGGAGCGACCGTTACGCTTCCGTTCGTGATTCAGAACGGGCAGACCTTTATCCGAAATACTGTGATTGGTGAAGGGACTATCGATAACACCAAAATCGGCAGCTACATCCAGTCCACAACCTGGGACGGCACGGGGAACGTTGGCTGGCACATCAACAAGTCAGGCTACGCGACGTTCAACAACGTGACCGTTCGCGGCTCGATTTACGCCACAAACGGTAATTTTTCTTTCAATGGCTCCGGCAACACAACGGTTATCAATGGTAATGGCGTAACCATCAATATACCGGGTGGTGGCCGGATCGTACTCGGGACATGGTCATAAAATGCCGACAGGATTATTGATAGAACTGAATGACGGCGGAAAGCGTATGGAGATAACGGCGGGCCTGAGATGTCCGTCGTATGGAGCCAGTTTTGACAGTGGCTACCAGAAAGCAAAATACGCGGATATTGCTGGTTATGTTTCCGGGGCGCAGGTGCTGTTTATCCCGCACGCTACGGCCTACCTTGATTCAGGGCTGCTTCATAAGATGAACTCGGTCACCATATCGGGGGGCCGCGTCACGCAGAACTCAACGATGAAAGACAACCGCATCAGCGAACGGGATAGCACTTACACGTTTCCGGGAAGCCTATGGCAGATATTCCCGACAGGTCAGCGAAGTGGGGTGGGCTTGCTCATCAGCAACAGTACAGACTTCACCTCGATAACCAATGCCACACAGTCAGGCCAGTGTATCTGGAAAGGAACCGTGAATGTTCCCACAGGGGGCTGGGCGGTACCGACGATAGCAGGTTATGACAAGTCGAAATATATCGTTTTTGGACGCTGCAACAGCGGCAATACGATTGACTTCGACGGAAATACGGTCAGGTTCTTCAGCCCTCCGTCCACGAATGATGACGCCCCCGCAACAGGCACGATAGACATCGTTATCTTCGCCAGCGGCGTAGCGCCGCAGCCTGGTACCGGCCTCAATATTTTCAATGCTGCCGGTGCCTGTACGTTTTCAACCACAAAACGGCCATTCGTATATCTGAACCAACTATGGAACCCTTCGACAAGCGCCGTGAGCATCGGTAGCGGCTATGTTCCGCTGGGGAGATTTGGGCTGATGGTTCATATGGTCAATGGCATGTACGTGTATCGGATGTTCGGGATAAAAATACAGAACGGGAACGCTTCAGTTCAGGGAGGGAAATATCTTGGTCGCGAGCAGTATGCCATTTTCGGTAATAACACGATAACGCCGCTCAGCCTTCCGGTTCTGCCTGATATGTACGTCTGAATTAACTGTATATTCAAATCAACCTCGCTTCGGCGGGGTTTTTTATTGCCTGGAGAAAATATGCTTTATAACACCGGCACCATCGCCGTTAACGGAAACACCGCAACCGGCACCGGCACAAACTGGACGGCACCCGCCAGCCAGGTCCGCGCTGGCCAGACGATTATCGTCATGTCTAACCCGGTGCAGCTGTTCCAGATTTCCTCCGTGAACAGCGCCACGTCAATGACGGTTACGCCAGCTGCTTCCCCGGCGCTTAGCGGCCAGAAGTATGGAATCCTTGTGTCGGATAATATCTCGGTCGACGGCCTGGCCCAGGCCATGTCGCAGCTCATCAAAGAGTATGACGAGAACATTGGCGCGTGGGAGACGTTCGCAACGACCTCGGCAAACCAGAGCATCACAGTAACGATCAATGGAGTTTCCGTCAGCATTCCAGGTATCGGGAAATTGCTGCAGAAAGGCACCAACGGAGCGCTGGCGGTTAAAGACGGTGGAACGGGCGCAACTACCGAATCCGACGCACGGGAATCATTCGGCCTCGGAACTGCGGATGCTATAACCTTTGGTTCATTAATTTTATCGGGTACCCCCCCGGAAAAAATAAGGTTGATTCAGTCAAGTGAAAATGCTCTTAATTTCCTTTCTTCGTACAAATCCGACGGTACGAGAATGTTTTGGTTTGGGAAGGGTAGCTCTCAGACTGATGACATTAATATTTATTCTGACGTTGGAAATTCATCTGTAACACTAAACCAGAATGGTGATGTAACTGTAAATCCAGCTGGAGGTTTTGCTCTTAGGGTCAATGGTAATAGCTACTTCTCTTCAGGTGGGAAACATATTTTCAACGGGGATGCAGGGTTTGCATCAGGTGCTATTACCGTTCCATCTGCCGCAAGTGCAACGGCACCAACAGGCGCTGGGGTCCGTGGAGTTCACGCAGGCGTTGACTCCGCTGATTTCAACAATGCATCTAACATCAACCTTTATTCATGGTACGGGATTGGTTTCTGCACCGCGTACACATCACCAACTAATGGTGTTCAGGAAGGCAAGCCGGCCGTGTACATCAATACACGAAATGGAACAATTAACGCGAAAGGGGCGGTTCAGGCCAATGGCGTTACTCTTACGTCAGACTGGAACGCAAAAGAGGAAGTGAACATCATCGAACCTGCGGAGGCTCTGGAAAAGATAGCCGCGCTTGATGGTTACACGTTCCGCTATAAGAATGCAGATTCAAAGAGATTAACCGCTGGCGCACTTGCGCAAGATCTCGATTTAGTGATCCCCGACCTGGTTATTCATGATGAAGCTACAGATTATCTTGTTGCCGATTATATGGGGCTGATCGGCTATCTGATTGCTGCTGTAAAAGGGTTGAAACTGCAAATCGACGAAATTACCACCGGAGAAAATTTAAACAATAACAAAGGGACAAATGCAGATGGGGAGCTGACCCAGCAGTCAGGATCGTGAAATTTTTTAAATGTCGGTTTAGGAAGTAGCGCGACAAAGGACGTCGGAACAGCAGCAGGAAACGTCCAGGTTGTTGGTGGACTCGGCGGGCCGACTGATTGCAAACGGCCTGGACAGGAGGCTGGTAGCGATAATTTATGACGTTGCCGTATGCACGCTTTATAAAAAATTCCCCGCGTCAAAACAGGCTTAAATCTGCTCACATAGAATTGCGGCCTTAAAATTTACAAAACTCATATTCCGAAGCGACATAGAAACTTAGAAACGAAACGGCGAAGCTTTAATCAGCCATGACAGCCCCTGTGTCTTGCGTGCATACCCAAATGAAACTACTGTATATAAAAACAGTATTCGAGGTGTGCATTATGGAGTTTATTAGGCCTACAGAACTGCGAGAAATTATTGCTCTCCCGCTTTTCAGTGACTTAGTGCAGTGTGGTTTCCCAAGCCCCGCGGCTGATTACGTTGAACAGCGCATCGATCTCAATGAGTTACTTGTCGCTCACCCGAGTTCAACGTATTTCGTCAAAGCCGCGGGTGATTCTATGATCGAAGCCGGGATCAGCGACGGTGATCTGCTGGTGGTCGACAGCTCGCGCACTGCTGAGCACGGTGACATTGTTATCGCGGCTGTGGAAGGGGAATTTACTGTTAAACGCCTGCAGCTGCGCCCGACAGTGCAACTCAATCCTATGAACAGCGCCTATAGTCCGATCATCGTCGGCAGCGAAGACACGCTCGACGTGTTCGGTGTCGTGACTTTCATCGTCAAATCAGCGAGCTAAGTATGTTTGCGCTCTGTGATGTGAATTCGTTCTACGCATCATGCGAGACGGTGTTTCGGCCAGATTTGAAAGGGCGGCCAGTGGTTGTTCTGTCGAACAATGACGGCTGCGTAATCGCACGCAGCGCCGAGGCCAAGGCGGCTGGAATTACCATGGGAGAGCCGTTCTTTAAGCAAAAGGATCTATTCCGACGCGCTGGTGTTGTTTGCTTCAGCAGTAACTACGAGCTGTACGCAGACATGTCGAACCGGGTAATGACGACGCTTGAGGAAATGAGCCCCCGCGTCGAAATTTACAGTATCGATGAAGCTTTTTGCGACCTAACAGGTGTTCGCAACTGCCGGGACCTGACCGAGTTCGGCAAGGAGATTCGCGCTACGGTTCTGAAGCGTGCGCACCTTACCGTTGGCGTTGGCATTGCCCAAACGAAAACCCTCGCTAAGCTGGCAAATCACGCCGCCAAGAAATGGCAGAGGCAGACGGGCGGAGTGGTTGATTTGTCCAATATCGATCGCCAGCGTCGGTTGTTGTCTATTGTGCCGGTTGAGGACGTATGGGGCGTTGGCCGCCGCATCAGTAAGAAGCTTAACGCCATGGGTATTAAAACGGCTCTGGACTTATCAGAACAAAGCACCTGGATTATTCGAAAGCACTTCAATGTCGTCTTGGAGCGAACGGTCCGGGAGTTGCGCGGCGAGCCTTGTCTTGATCTGGAGGAGTTTGCGCCGGCAAAGCAGGAAATCGTCTGCAGCCGGTCATTTGGCGAACGTGTCACCGAGTACGAACAGATGCGCCAGGCCATTTGCAGCTATGCGGCGCGTGGCGCCGAAAAGCTTCGTGGTGAGCACCAGTATTGCCGCTTTATCTCGGCGTTCGTGAAAACCTCTCCATTTGCGCTTAACGAACCGTATTACGGTAACAGTGCGTCAATGATGCTTCTCACCCCTACACAGGATTCCCGAGACATTATCAACGCCGCGGTAAAATGCCTGGACAAGATCTGGAAGGATGGTCACCGGTACCAGAAAGCCGGCATTATGCTGGGTGATTTCTTCAGCCAAGGCGTGGCGCAGCTGAACCTTTTCGATGAGAACGCGCCGCGAGCTGGTAGCGAAAGATTGATGGAAGTGCTCGATCATCTAAACGCGAAGGATGGAAAGGGAACGCTTTACTTTGCCGGCCAGGGCATACAGCAGCAGTGGCAGATGAAGCGTGAAATGCTTTCACCGCGGTATACTACTAGGTATTCAGATCTTCTTAGAATTCGATAAGTATTTGAATACCTACATATTCTAAATGCCCAAAATAGATATAACTATCATTTATCAAAAATTTTAGCTGAAAAATGTCACCATTGCATTTTTGATAAGTCAGTGGCTGCGTTGTCAATTAATCCATTATATGTTGCTCCCAATTGACCTATGCTGTTAATTTTAGAAAGGTTCAATGCGGTAATTTTTTGATGAGGTGTGTTTTTCCCTCCCCATGAATATTCATATTCAACATACCCTTTAATTTTAAAAGCTCTATTAATTATTTCCTTTCTAAAGAAATCATCAATGTCAGGGCGCTGTGTATATTTAAAAAGACAATTTTGTGCTTTTGCTTCTATTTTTCTAAACAGTGAAGGTAAATCCATTTCTTTGTTTAATACTTTTCCATAATATATAGTGCCATCATTGCAATGAGCGAAGATCTCATTGAAGTATACGGATGCTCCTCGCCAATCACCAGAGCTTAGAGACTCTCCGCTGAGGTGATTATGATGTAAAACATTCTCAGGTAAATTATCGATTAAATACCGTAATGTTGAAGATGGATTGGCTTGGTAATCTAGCATTTCTGTACTGAATTCAAGTAGCGGTCCTTCAGGACATACCAATGAAGCAGAGTACTCCCAAGCAGCACTCTCTCCGGCTACGACTAACAATGAGGCGGTTTT